GAGGTTTAACCGAAGACACTTTTATTCAAAATGCAGAACCAACAGTAACTCCATTCAAAGAAACATCAAACCCTTATTACTAAATGTATCAATAATATATGGATTATACAACAAGCTCAACTGATTTGGAGAGAACCGCTCAAATACTTAAATTACCTTTAGTAGGTGTGTTTAGTAAAGATACATTACCAAATCGTTGTTATGTGGGTTCATACATTATTAATATGGAAAATAGCGATGTAGGAAATGGTACGCATTGGGTATTACTCAAAATATTTCCAACAAAAGAAGTCATCTATTTTGACAGCTTCGGTATGTCTGTTCCCCCGCTCGTTAAAGAATTTGTAAAAAGTAAAATAGCGAAGATCGAATAGACAGATCCAAGATATAGATGCGACTACCTGTGGTTATTACTGTATTATGTGTGATGATTATATGACACATCAAAATCAAAGAAGACCTATCTATGAACGGTTCGACGACTTCTTAAATATTTTCAAAGCAGATACAAAAAAGAATGACGAAATCCTTTTGGATTATTTGAGACAAATGGGAGTAAAAATCTAAACATATTATATACATGGAAGGAAAAGGATTAAGTGAAAACACTGTCAAACTCTATAACGCAAATCTCAAACGACTCAACAATGGAGAACTTCCAACCAACCCTGCATTTCTTAAGGACACTCAAGCAGTTATGCAGAAGATAGAAAAATACTCTATGAATACAAAGAAATCCTATTTTATTACGATTGTATCCTATCTCAAGGACAAGAAAATTCCAAAGAAAGTAAGTAAATTCTATATGGATAAGATGGACGAACTCAACAAGACCTTTCGTGAAAATAGCGGCGAAAAGACTGAAACTCAAAAAGAGAATTGGATCAGTTGGGCTGAAGTGATGGAACACTACAATGGACTAAATCCAGCTTCACTTGAACATATGGTATTAGCATTGTTTGTATTACAACCGCCAAGACGGTCAAAGGATTATTTTTTAATGAAGATAGTACCGGAGTATAATGATTCTATGGATAAAGAGTTTAATTATTTAGATTGGAAAAACCAAAAGATGTACTTCTCTAATTACAAAACAAAGGGCGCATATGGAACAGTGTCTATTGATGTCTCACCTGAACTACAAGAGGTTCTGCATAATCATTTTCCACTCAAAAAGAAATTTACACCATTTTTTCTTCTAACCAAGAATGGAGAACGATTACCTGAAAATGGTATTACTCGTATCTTAAATAAAGTCTTTGGAAAGAAGATCTCTGTATCCATGCTTCGTAATATTTACCTTACTGATAAGTATGGAGAACAACAGAAAGAAATGGAAGAGGACGCTGAAGCTATGGGTACATCTAAAAATATTGTCTCAACTGTCTATGTGAAATAACTACTCTAACCAAATAATATCTCGTTCTAATCCAATCTTCCAACAATAATAAAAACAGTCAAAATTACACGATCTTTTTTGATTTTCTACTAAATACATTATTAACCAACTTATCGAACTGTATTCTCTTACGAGGTATAATGATTTGTAGTTTATCTGTATTATTAAAAAATAATTTCCGTAAATATTGAGTGTATAATTTACTAGAAGGCATAATAAGTATGAATGGTTTATTGAGTGAGACAAGTCGTTCTAATATTTTTGGAGCAAGAGTAAAAGGAGGATTACTTACAATCACTTCTCCTAAATCATTTTCAAAAAAATCAATATCTTCGTGTATAACATCAAATCCTAATTCTTTCAAATACTTACCAGAAGATCCATTTCCATAAAACGCTTCCCATATTTTCTTCTTTGGTATGAGATGTTTAATATTATCCCAAGCAGATTTAGGGGTCATATAGTCATCGTGATTTGAGAAGGTCTTTGTGTGAAATCCAGCCATATATTATAGGAATAGATTACTACACTAATTACAGGAAAATTATGTCGGGGTAAATAATCAGGATAGATATTTTACCATATAGCATATAATATTTTACATAATCATAAGAATATGTAAAATATGTAATAGATTGTTATATAAATGTGTAGTTATTTTAAAATAATTGTAGTCTAATATGAATATCTAATTGATTATTTACACGATTATATGATTATTTATTAGATTATATACCATTTACATAAATATGTATCTTGATTATTTACAAAGCATAAAATCTATAGGTAATCTATGAAGGTTCTTGAATTGTTTAGTGGAACTGGATCCGTTGGAAAGATTGCGAAAGAGTTGGGCTGGGAAGTTGTCTCACTGGACTTAAAGAATGCTGATATAGAAACAAATATATTAGATTGGGATTATACCATCTATCAACCAGAAGAGTTTGATATTATCTGGGCTTCACCTCCTTGTGATACATTTAGTGTATTGCGTAAATCTTGGATTGGACGAAAGTTAAAGTGTCATCACGGAGAAGTATGCACGATGGAACTATTACAGAATGATATTAACACAATTGGATTACCTATCTTACGAAAGACCGAAGAGATCATAGACTATCTTAAACCTAAATATTATTTTATAGAAAACCCTCAAACAGGACAGATGAAGGACTATATCACACGACCCTATTACGATGTAGATTACTGTAAATATGCAGAGTGGGGCTACCAGAAGAGAACTCGTATCTGGACGAATCTAAAGGGATTTATACCAAAGTTGTGTCGTAAGGATTGCGGACAACTCGTGAATGGATTACATCGTGTTAATTTTGGAGGAGATAAAACGATACAGATTGGAGACAAACGGATTAAAGTGAAATCAAAGGAAGCCAGAGAAAAGTATAGAGATCATGCTAATATTCAAACTCAACTAAAAGGAGGAGGAAACTCACGAGATGAACGATATAGAATACCCCCTGTACTTATTACAGAGATATTTCAATTATGTATAAATTCGTGACAGTCTGGATAGTCCATATGTCCTTCAGCTATGATCTCTAACGATGGATTACCAGAATGAAAATCACGGGGAATAATAAAGGTTCTTGCGCCTTTATAAAAGAGTTCTCCATGATTTACAGTAATATCTTCTAACTTCCACTCTGCAGGGATAATATAGTAGGTTTCAGGCGCAGGGTAGGTTACATGTAAAAAAGACTTTCCTTGTATTGGATTAAGCGACATTTATATAACAAGAGATTTTAGGGGTCGGCTACGAGGGGCGTAGCCCCGAGACTGTAACTCAAAACCATTCATCATCATATATCCAGAACCAATCTTCGTCCATACTATTAGAAGATAATTTTAGTTCCTTTAGGGACTTTTATATTCATTTTATCTAAATATTGAATCAAATTATCCCCTATATCTTTACTATCTCCCCATAGAATGATTGCGGATGCTGAACCAGGATTGATTTTAGTCCAGTCTTCGTTTTTTGAATGACGAGACAAATAATTCTTTCTTTTGACTTCATCTCCATGAAGGATAAAATCCTAATAGAATCGGCATTTTATTAAATTAGAGAGATATTTTTATCTCCTGTAAGTATAAGATGAATAAAAAACAAATAAATGCTATGTTTGATTTATTTAAGGAAGAGTACTCTGAACCGGTTGTATGTGATGCGCCTAAATGCGAACACAATTTTATGTATGATGATGGAATCTTTATATGCGATCATTGTTCTGTCATAGAGTATGGTATTACTGAACCGTTTATCGAATGGAGTGATAGACCTATCCCACCTTCCAGTCCTTATGAAAAACTTACTCACTTTAAAGAGAAATTAGATGAAATATCTGGTTCTAATAGTTTATGCATACCCGAAGAAGTGATGAAGCTGTGCGTAGATAATCATCAAGAAGAAATCAAACTTACTTTACAGAAACATAAACTCAAAAAATATTATTCATGTGTTTATTTAATTATGAGACAAAAAGGAATCAAAGTTCCTACCCTATTACATAATGAAAAAGAAAGATTGATTAATCGAAAAACAAATATGATAAATTACCATTTCCTTTTGTCTCGTATGCTTCCTATGATAGGTAGAAAAGATTTAGTTCCTTTTTTATTTGTTCTTCATTCTAAAAGAAAGTTAAAAGAGTATGATATTATGTGGAATAAGATTGTTACTTTACTGTGATTCTTCTTTCTCTTTAAATCTTTACTGTAATTCTACAAGAGAACGCAGACCTTCTTTACGGGATAGATGACCCGTTGTCACGAAATGAATAATTAGAGAACGAAGCTCGTGGATCACATCTTTGCTATTATTACCGGCAAGATATGACCCTTTCACAACCTCAAATCGTTTAATCTTCTTGGCTTCCTCATTTGTTGGGGTAATCTCTTTTATTCCAAAGCCTCGTCCAACCCCTGACTTTACAAGAAGAACTTCTGCGGATCGTTGCTCTTCTGGGTCTAGTTCTTTCATTAATCGTTTATCAAGTTTCTTTGTTTCAAATAGATTGGTAAGGAGTTCATGGAAAGCATCACTGATTGGAATCATTTTTGGAAACTGTGGGACAGCAGTACCTGATTGATAGCGAACTGATAAAAGTTGCTTCTCATCTAAAAGACGACCATTAATTCTGTATCGACCGTC